CCATCTTGTAGGCCTTTCCTGATTTGACATCCTGTACTAGTGACGGCAAATTCGTATCCCCCATTAACCCAAAATTCTGTCCATAACGCACCCGGTCCACCATTTGATTTAATATAATCATTGGCTGTAAACTGAAATTTTCCGGTGGTGCGAACGTCAAGAGCACTAAAATCCGCCAAAGTAGCCCCTACAGAAAGACGAGCAGTGCCGCTGGTCTTGACCGTCAAAGGAAGTTCCGACGTAACCACAGTATCGGCTATCCTCAAAGCACTAACCGCAGAACCAGGAGATTTTAAAAGTAGTTCATTGTTCGTGGTTCCGTCAAAAACTCTCTCATTGATCCACTTGATCCAATTCCCAACAAGTTGTGTTCTCCAATTTTCAAAAGGAGATGGGGGGATTTCTTCAAAAACCCATCCCAAATCTTTCTTAGTTTCCGTAGGTTCTAGAATATTTCCAATCCCTTCGACAAGCGTGTCCGCCCATCGTGGCGTTTTAGTAGGTTTTGTATATGTTGCTGTCAAGTTAAGCCTCCTCCCCAGTGACCGATGTCATACCCAGGGCCTATATCGTATCGAAAAGAATCATCTACACCAAAAAGAAGAACGCCGTACACCGCCGCCGGTCGCCCGCTATTCATTATGCCGGCGATTTTTGCGGGGTTTACAAACAAGGGATCAATAGGATCAAGTATTTCAGCAGTGAACGCTGCCGGAAAAAGTTCTTTTACCTCTACCCGAACATCCCCCGCCACATTACGAATCAGAGAAATAATTTGTTCTATTGTGCCACACGAATAATTTAAAATCATCCGCCCACGAAGGGCAGTCTTATAATCAAGATCGTTTCTGCCTTCCCGTGCTTCGCCTACAATACTCCCTACCAAATCAACACGGTCATCTGCGGCAATTAAAAAAGCGCGACTATTTAGAATACTCCATAAAACATCTTCGAGTTCTTGCACTTGTTGAATAACGGATTCAAGCATTGCCACAAAATGGGGTTGTTCCTTGAATTGAGTAACTAAGTTTGCGCAAGCTTCCACAATATGTGTATTTTTATGCTCCATTACGTTGTCACCGTAACGGCTATTCTGCTAGTATCAAACATAGATAAGTCTCTGAAAGAAACAACAATATTTACGGTTCCTGTTGGTAAAACATAAGTGGGTGTAGGCGACGTACCGACAACAAATGCCGTCACGTCAAGAACGCCTGCAATATTTAAAGGATTTGCTTTGTACGCTAAGGCGATTACATCATCTCCGATTTGTGAGGCGTCTCCCAAAGCAACTAAAGCTTCTTGGATTTGTACAATCCCGTCGGACGGGAACGTCGCGGCATCCGTTAAAACCGTTAAAGCCATACAGATATACACGGGTGCCGGGCGACTAAACTTCATGATATGTGCAAATGTTTGTGAATCTATTACCGTATGAGATTCTGTGCCGTATGGTTCTATACCGATCGGTTTAGTTGCAAAAATAGACTCAGCGATATCGTGATCTGTCCCACCCGAAACGACGAGTTCAAAACTTTTTGCCGGTAACCCATCTACAGGAGCCATAGTAAAATTTTCGAATACGAACGCTTGAATAACATCGTCTAACTCTCGCACCCGTGCGCGGAGAGCCTCGAGTGTGCCAGCGCCAGTAACCCGCAGGAGTTCTACGCGCCGGATTCTGAATTCCTCATTAGTCTCTTCCTCCCGCCCGAGAGTTGCGTCTAATGAATTAAATCCCTTGACAAGAGATGTGCTAAATGCTAATAAAGCATTAGCCGTGCCTCCCGTGACCTGTACGCTTGCGTCAGTGCCTTCGGTATCCGTGCCTACCCGCACGTAGCCATTAGCGGCAACGGCGTTGCCGCCGACCAGCGTATCAAGTTTGGTGGCTATCTCGGCAGCTGTGGCCGCGCCTATGGCAACAAAATCCGCCGTCAAAAAGGTAATGGTCTGTGCGCTTGCCTGTCCATCAATTTTAACGGTAAGTTGCATGCCGTTTGTAAAAACATAAGGTTCAGCATTTCCGCAAGTAAGAGCGGGCGCCGCCGACCAGCCGGAAGTAGGTGATTTAATAGTGTCGATGGTTCCCGACAAACCCTGAATAGCCCCGTACTCTACCGAGCGGGCGGCAACCGACATGGTGGTAGGATAAGCAATAGCACTATTGTTTATTGCTAACAACGTTTCAAATTGTACCCCGTCCGTTCCAACAGCTACCAAAGAACCAGCCGGCAATAAGGCATAAGCCTCTAACTGAATTCGATCCAATACTACGGTGCTTCGGGCAGCCGCGAGACGAATAACCCCGGTAATGGAGGCAACCTGTTCGAGAGCTTCGTCTGTCGCGGAATCAGGATAAGCCGCCCGGTAAATGGCTTCGGCTACGTCCCATAGTTCGCGTAACTTATCCGCAAATATTCCGTTTAATTGCCCGGTAGCACTTGTCGCTAAAAGATTTAAAGCAGCACTGATTTTTTCTCGTTCAGCGGCTTCAATCTCCGATTGAATAACCTGAAGATCTTTAGCAAGGAAGCCTGTAGGTATTACGCCATATGTGGTCATAAAATAAGTTCCTTGTCAAAAACAATAACGCCTTCTGCCGTTATTGCATTGAAAGATACCGTTGCTTTTCGGATTTGTCCATCAAAATTTATCACCAGGTCTGTAACATTCAAAACTCCGGGAGTCAAAAGGACCGCTTTTCTGAAAATACTTTTGACTACGGACAGGTTTGGTTTGGGATCATCGGCAAAAATCTTTTCAAAATATGGCATACCTTGCCGAGTATCTAGGAACCATTCGCCCAAAAAAAACTTTAAACGGATTCGTAAATCTTGCGCAATTGCTTCAAGCCCTTCGAGTAATACGAAAGAATTGTTTTCTATGGCGAGATCACCACTAGTGTCTAGTTTAAAATCGGCCATTCGTTACCTCACAATATCGGGCCAGGCACGGGAGGCGGGCCAATGAGTGTTACCGTTCCGCCGGTAACAGCGTTTATGTGCCACAAAACAGCAATGGCCGCGGCTGAATCGTCTAAGGATAAACCTGCCGCAGTATTTACAGGCATAAGCGCGGCGAAGCCGGCAATAAGGGTTGCTTGTGGCGGGGGTGATCCGGTTATCGTCCCTGGAAAAGACACTGCGGCGGCGGAACAAACAGCCCCCCAAAAAGCAATCAAGGAATTTGGTATTGCTGTTATTCCCATACCTGGCGCCGACATACCTGTCAGTGCCCCCGTCATAGCGTTCTTACCAAGCGACACCCCAGCGGGAGTGATGGGAATTCCGGCCCCCATAGTATCAGCCGCGTAGTTTCCGTAAGCAGTGACCAACGCTAATATGGCGGGCGGTTCGGTAGCGGCCGGCACCATTGCCTTTAATTCATCGGCAAGTTTTGATTGACTCAAAGGCATTTTTATCCTGGCACACTAGTTGATGTGGATGTAATCGCTGTATTCCAAGCCTGACAAGGAGCCACGGGACAACCACTAGGCCCTACCCCTGTTGGGTGGATATGAGCATCATATAAAATTTTCTGTGCCCCCCACATAGTCTGTAACGCTTCGGCTATTGCGACATGCATGGCGCCGTTCCCTAATTGCAAAGTCGCCGTTGCCCCGCTTGATTGAATAGTAAGCATGTTCCCAGCCGCAAAAGTTATCTCAATAATTCCGCCGTCCTTGATGTGAATTTGCGCACCTAAATTATCTTGTCCCATTACCAGATCGGTATTGGTTACTTCTTTGATACTCTTTACAAAAGGCCCGCACCCCAAGAAGGCCACGGCATCGGAAAGGTCATGCATTCTAAGATCTACTGGATCCGTCAATGTTCCTGGACCTGCCAAATAGTAATCGATGGACCTTTCGCCAAACGATAACCAAACATAATCCCCTATTATGACCGGGAATTTGATAAAAAACCCTCCCGCACGTGGAAACATCACGGGCACATTTGGTAATATAGGCAATATCTCTGACGTTTCTGATCCATCAATATTGATAATATTCCGCATCAACAACGGCTGAATGTTTGCCCGCTGTTTTATAGGATCGTAGAGCACCACTTTCCCAGGCATTCCCGTATGAATGTCTCCTATCCTATGAGCCATAACGGTACTGAGCACCTCGGCAAGCTCAGGAGTTCGTTGGTTTCCAAGACTCATAAGGGCCTCGCGTCTATGTCCGTTGTCCAGTCGGCCCCCCAGGTATCCCCGGAATGCACAACTTTTTCAGTTACGAAAATCCCGTTTATACCTCGAGAAATAATTGATACCATTCGGCCGGCATGAAATCCTCCTTGCAAAAGACTCTTTGCCTTAACAAGTCCCTTTTCTCCGAGTTCTGGAGATCCTATTAACCCACTGGTAGAACTAAGGACAATTGCGGGCTCGCGGGTGGGAAG